TCAGGGCACTGCGATTCCAGAATCTACCAGACTATATGACAGTTCCATAATGCCACCTGGTGCGGTACTTGCGATTAAAAATCCAGTGCCAATAGTCACAATCAAACTTGACAATCGTATTTTTTTCTTGTTATATGAATCTTCACTATCTTCGATGATAAGCATGTCATCATCAACTGGCGTATTTTTTTCATTTATCGCGTTGATCTCCCCTGCCACATTATCATGGATGGCGTCGTTATCTATACCGCTTCCTCCACCCGCCCCGGGATACCAAACACCCTCATATTCATCATAGATCAACACATCCCCATCTTCAGGGGGAAACGTAGTCAGGTCGACATCAGCCAGGTCACCCAGTTCCACTTCGCTCAGGTCTAAGGACAGCTCCTGCCCATCCAACGATAAGGCGGGGTCGCTTTCTACTGCCAGTGTTACAATCTCGTGATGGCTGTCCCCGGCATTCCAATCCGACGAATGCCTCAAACCATAATTCTCAACATCCCTCGCCGATCGATCTCCCCAGGATGGCTCACCAACGAGATCACTGGTATCAGTTCGAACCCCATTTAATATAATTGTTACCGTAGCACTTTCGTTTGAAGTGTAATTTAATGTCAGCTTATAAGATAATGCTGTTATCGACGCATAGTTATAAACTTCGATTGCGATTACATTGTCTCCGTCAACAAAATTGGTTTCTTCTATGTAATCATGATAATTGGCTTTTTCGACATCCGCTCCTGCCCAAACTTCAACACCATTTATCCAAACTCCCCGGCAATAATTGTCTGTGGCCACATCAAGATAGGCGTCTGTAATTGTTTGTAGATCAAGATTAAACTTATAGCGGAATAGCCAGGTTCCTATAACAGAAGCTGATTCAATGTATGCTACCCATTGTGCCCCCGTCGCGGCTGGGTCCCATGGGTGAGAATAAGCAATCGCAGAACCCCAGGCCGAGTCATCATATGCTACATCTTGCCAATTTTCTGGAGCGCTCCCCCCATTTAGATTCAGAGTTTTTCCATATCCATCTGTTGAATATTGCTGTAATAAAACTTCTCCTCCAAATTTAGCAGCCGGGAATGTACTACCGTATAACCAACCGCTGTCCATATATATCGACCCGGCTGCCTCAACAATCCCATAACCCTCACCTTCCCCGTTCCCGTACCCAAATAACTCGCATTGTAATATCCACGCATCCCCATCGCCGCCGTATAATGCCGTGGCTGTTCCTGCCCCTGCCACCGTCGCTCTGATATAGTTACTCCTGATTTTTAGCGTCCCTGCCCCGGCCTTCATCCCGGTTGCATCACCTGACCCGGATTGTGTAACACTGATATTGACTGTGTTGGTATACGACTCCCCGCTGGATGACCCTTGTAATCCTATCAACTCATTAGCATCATTTGCCGTCCTGGTAATTGCCACATCGCGCAAGTAACTTCCAGCCCCCAAGGTTAATTTGCCGGTGTGTCTGGTCGAAAGTGTACCGGCTCCCAGATAGGCCACATCATCCGGTACAACATGATCACTCGCGAACAATCCCGGCGGGCTGACCATCGTATCATTTGTGCGACAGGCAGCCGCAGCCAGATCCCAGCCGGTATCATCCACGTCGAAATATTCTGCCGGTGCCAGGTCGTAATGATAGACAATGATCTTGACCGCCTGGGTCGCCTGGGCCACCATAGACGTTGACATGATGAAGGGCTTTAGCCGTTTTGCCAAGGTGGTAACGTTGTTCTGATAGTGATCGGGCATCAGCCGTCCCTCACCTTCGGGAACTGCCAGGGATCTATTTCGCCTCGGGCAGTCGGATAGAGCTTGTTTTTTTCTACCACATATTCCATTTCGTCGATAAACTGAATCGATGGCTCAGTCAGGAACGTGGTGTTGATGGACGGTGGGATGACATCCGTCCATTTCGCCCATACGCCAACCTGGCATAGCTCGTTCCTGAGCGGAGATCCGAAAGGATCGCGCAGGCTGCCGTCAGAATACAGCTGGTAGGTGATCGTTTGTGCTATGGCTGGCTCCTCATAAATTCTGACCGACCTGTCCGGAGCCACGGTAGCCAGCATCCGTCGGCTGTTCGTCGTGCCCATCTCAAGGAGCTGGTTCACCTCGTAGAGCGCGGTTGCATCTCCATCCCTCGTTTCCCGGATGCTGATCCCGCTTTCCACATCCTGGTAGGTATTCGTAAAAAATTGCCCTTTAGCAACCAGGATGTTGTAAACCTGTTCGGCAGTATCAACCGCATCTGTGCCCACATTGGCGTAATAACGCCAGCCCAGCGTGTCCCACCAACCCCGGCATGTCAGCCTGGCCTGGGGCTCTTCGTCATAATAGGTGGGCGTTATGATCGGGGTAGGCAGTTTTCTCTGGGCCAGTTTTGCGTCCCTGGCTGCCTCAGCATGTTCTTCAGTAGCCGAGCTGGATGACCACAGCAGCTCCCTGATCCCGTATTCATCCAGGCTTTCCGTATCTTCGGCCCATGCGGTTGTATCTCGCTGCTCGGTTCCGGTATCGATGTCAACCTTTGAATATGCCACTGCGATCCGGTTATACATCGTATCGACACTGACCCCCACATTCACTCTGGGCAGGTTCGGCCTGAGCGGGTTTCGCACGGTTGCCTCAATATTGGCGACGTATCCCCACCATAACTCATCTCCCAGATCGGAATAAATTGTGATCGGGCAGCGTGAATACTCGAACAGAGTCCACAAATCGATATCATCGCCTGTGAATTTGATGATAGCTTCCGTCGGACCACCCATGACGGAATGAGAATATCGCTCAACATCCACATCCAGGTTGGGAACGATGATTTTCTCGTAATTGTCTCGATTTAAGGCTCGGACGATCACAACGTTCTCCTTCTGGGCCGGTAGTAGAGTTTTATCGACAATGACCTGTCGATAGCCGCCGTTCCGAGACTCCCTCCGTGCTGCAGGAAATATAATCGCTGGTCAGTTTCGGGCTTCACCATGATCGGACGCCCATTGCCGATCACGTTCCCTTTTCTGTTGCTGGACCCATCATCCATATAGAGCCTTTCATTGATTCCATCATCGATATAACGATGGCCAACATCGAGTGACTCCAACGGTTCATAGGACCTCCACCCATCCAGAGGAGTGAGCTGCAGGTAATCAACGTTGAGCGTTCGCGGTTGATCCATCACTTTTATCCTCATCACCAGATCCAGACCAGATAGATCGGTCATACCCTCTAACCAGGGTGGCAGCCTGAAAACGCCAAAATCTCGAATTCGATCCGAATAGATGGAGTCGATAGAAATCAGTGACCCTCTCCACAGCACACCCCCAGGGCCTTCGATCTGCATCCGAAAACGATCTGCAGCGGAGGGCTCCACCCGGAACATGACCATAGCCCTGTAATATCGTCCCATCGCAGCTTCCATCAGATCGGTGCCCAGCGTCCATGTCAGCAGGTCGGTTTCATCCGTCGTGCTGATGACCTTGGATACATAATAGCCGTCTGATGCGAGTGACGACGATGATCCGGTCTCTCCGTTCGCGTCTTCCGCCTCCAGGATATGCTCAAAATTATCAGGGTCGGTGAAATTTTGACCGACCCATATCCTGGATGCGCTATCGTCAGTGTCGGTGGAAATGCTGGTGTTGGTGATTTCCAGCCTGGTCGCGCCGGGGATATCCCCCAGGACATCCTCTCCGGATATCTCAACATAGTTGGCCCGGATATTTGGAGATGATCCAGCCAGGTCATTGCAGTTATAGACGGTTAATCCGCTGGTATTGTCTGTCCCATTGGGGTTGGTCAGGGCCAGCTGGGCCTCTGCGCCCTCCCAATAATTGACCCGTTCCCAGTGCAGCATGACGAATTGAGTGTCGCCTCGCCAGAAGGGCAGGGTAGTGGCCTCAGCAGACCATTCAGCCCGCCCGCTTTTGATCTCGCTGCGCCATTCAGACGCGCTGCTGGATTCTTTCCACACCAGGTAGACCTTGGAAATTGAGCGGTTCTTCTGCGCATCGGCAGCCTGGATCAGCAATTTGTTGATCGCTCTTACCTCCGCCAGGTTAGCCGAGACTGAGCCATCTGTAACCCGCATTTCGCAGGTTTCAGTGACAATTTCCTCTACATCTCCACCGGTCTTGGGCTGCCACTCGCGGATGGAAAACGGCGTGCTGGTCAGGATAATATTGGTTGTTCCATCGGTCAGTTTCAGGACATAGTTGAACGTCGCCATTAGCTGATCCTTCTCTTGATGACATCCGCTACCCGGTATGCCAGTGATTCCACGTCGATCATGCTATTGATATTTTCCAGGGGGAGGTTCACTTCCAGCCGGGTGACATTGCCGCCCTGAACATACGGCTGGCGGTCGTCATAGGGCTGGCGAAGATATGGGGAAACCTGCGCATTGAACACCGGCATGCTATCTGGTGCGGGTAAGATCGCATTCATTGCGCCGCTCATGGCCTGCTTCACCACCGGCAGCCCGCCCTCGATCCCTTTGACTGCTCCGGCCCAGTACATGCGCATCATCCACTCGGCCTTCTTGGAGGGCGATGCAATGCCCAGCTCAGCTTCGGCCTTATCGACCAGCATCCCGACTGCCCGCGCCATGGCTTCCACCACCTGGCCCATATCGGCCTGGCCGACCTTCAAGCCCTGCAGGATATTGCCTGCGTCGAGCTTGTTTTCCCGGATCAGGTCCAGCAATCTCAGCTGAGACTGGAGCAGGTTCAGGCGGTCTTGCTGTTTTTGCAGCTCCAGCACCCGCGCCTCGGCCTCTGCCACCTTTTCGGTCATCTCGGCTCGCTTGCGCTCCAGCTCTACCCGCTGTTCCATGGCCATCAGGTCGATATGGCCGGGGCTCATCAGCTTGTCGATCGCCTCGATTTGCTGCTTGAGCGGGTCGATGGTCTGGCGCTGCAGGATGCTGGCTGCTGTGGATCCCGCGCTGGACGCCGCCTGAGCGGTCTCCATCGCAATCTGCAGGGCAGTCTTGGGCTCCGGCCCGCTGGATGCTGCGCTCGCAAGCGGGCGAGCACCACCACCGCCGCCCCCGATCCTACCTCCGGAGGTGCCGCTGATGGTGGCGCTGGTAGGCTTGGTCTGCACCTCTCGGATCTTCACCCCTACCCCGGCATCATTCGATATTTCCGGGTACTGCCCGACGGTTTCCAGATGGATGCGGATATAGTAATCGCCCGAGACGGACACCAATGCATCGGCAAGATTTAGAATTTTACGCTCAGCATCTTCTATTGATCCACCTTCATCAAGTGTGGTGAGAGCCTGATTGACCGAATTCATTGTTTCCCATGATTTTTGGTCCAGGATGCCCCAGGCTAAAGCAAGGTTGTTTAGCAGAGTGAACTCATCCTCAGTATAACCATCCATGGCCGCCCGTTGTGCAGCCATACCCCACACGATCCTTCTGGTGGAATCTTCGTGCGCAGCCGCGTTCTCTTCCAGCGCCAGGTTGACATTGCCCAATTGCCCAACCAGGTCATCCAGCTGGGCCTGCTGCTCTGGGGTGCGATATTGCAGACCCTCCAGCTCGGCGATCTTGCCCTTCATCTGGTCGGCTGAGTCTCTCAGCTCGTTCTGCTTTTCGATAAACGCATCATATTCGGGACCCAATCGTCCGGAGATAGCCTCCTGCAGCATTTGTAGCTGCGTGGTGAGTTCCTGCGCTGACATGGACGTGTATTTCAAACCTAATCGCCAGGCCTCATGCGCAGTTGTCATTTCATCGCTGGCCCGGATGGAATTGTAGACAGCTTCTGTTTGTGCAAATAGAGCGGCTATTGTTTTCTGTGTCTCCCCTCCCCGCCCGGTCATAGTCTGCACCAGGTTGCCCTCAGCATCGATTAGCAATCCCGCAGCCTTGGCCGCCCTCTGCATATTTGAAATATATTCCTGGTACGAATCGGATGTGCCGCGTACCGATAGCTCTAATTCCTTTAGATTGCTGGTTGGTATTGCCCCAACCGATAAGGACTCGGTAAAGGTGCCCTGGCGCATCTCATTGGCAATTTGCTTTTGCTTTTCGAGGTAATCGTTCGTAATCCGGGTCGCATCCTGTGATGCAGCGGCTGAGTCCCGGATTGCCTGCGTCAGCGAATCCAGATTATCTGTTTGGATTTCCTTTACGCTTGCGTTCAACTGGAACAGGGCCACAGCTAACGCCGTCACAACTGCAACAGGAAGGGCAATCGAAGCCGCTGCGATTGTGGATAATCCCATAGCTGCCGCCAATCCCCTGAAGGCTGTACTGGCTTTTATAACAGTTCCAATCGTTAGAAATGTGGCTGCTTCTGCCGCAGTGATGGCCGTCACATAGCCCAGCGCTTCACCAGCTGCTTTTTTCTGCCCATCTTCCAGATCGTTGAAGGCCTTCAGCACATCTGTGGTGGTGTCGATCAGGCTGCCATAAGCGGGCAGGAAGGTTTCGCCAATGGCCAGGGCCGCTTCTTCCTGCAACCGGGCCAGGCTGGCGGCTTTCTTGCCCGCAGTTTCCATCGCTCCGGAATAGGCTCCGGCGATGAGCTCACCCTTCCTCATCACCTCGTTAACCCGGATCTGGACCTTTTCCTGCTCAGTCAGCGCCTGGGAGGATTTGCCCAGCGCTCCCGCTTCCCGCTCATAGGCCCCCTGGAAATCCACCAGCAGGCCCATCCGGCGGGCCATGACCACGTTTCCGGAGGCGATCACGGTCACCAGCTGCTCAAATGCCTGCGATGAGTTCTCCCCGCTGATCACCGCTGCGTCCTGCGCCAGGCGGGCCAGCTGGGTGGCGTTGGCCAGGTCGATCTCGGCCTGGATCATCTGGGCAATGGCCTGGCGGCTGGCCTGGGTGGTGATGCCCTGCTCCTGGATGGATTTTTCCAGCGAGCGGATCTGGCCCTCGCTCATGCCGATATTTCTGCCCATCACCGCCGTAACCACTCCCAGTGTTTCTACCCGGGCCGCCAGTTGCGTGGTGGAGCGAATCATCGACGCCCCCGCCGCAGCGACTGTCCCAAAGGCAGCCCCCACTGCCAGCGAGGCATTGGCCACCGCATTCATGTCGGTGACCAGGATCTGGTTTGCGTCTGCGAACTCGCGGAAGGCCCGGCCAGCCTCATAGGTGGTCATGGTGCCGTTCGCTACCGCCCGCGATAGCTCCGCGGCTTTGTCGGCTGTCGCAGCCGAGGCCCTGGCCGCCGCGATCTGCGCATCGGTGAACAGCCCGGAGGCGTCCGCCATGCGTCCCAGTTGTGAGGCACCCAGACCGGCTGCATCACCAGCGCTCATCAATTGCTGGCGAAAATCGGACAGGCCCAGACTGCCACGGTTCAGGCCACTCAGGAAGGATTGGTTAAATTCGGTCTGGAATTTCTTGACCTCGCTGGAGGTCTGAACCATCCCAGCCTTCATGGCCCGCAAGCCGCTCTCGAAGCTCTTGGTATCCGCTCCGATATCGGCATATAGGGATGAGACTTGCTGACCTTTATCGGCTATCTCACACCGTCCTTGTGCTTCTTCTATAACCGCCCGATTTGGCCTTGGCGATTTGATCTTTCAGATGCTCGCCTTTCTGGCGTCCATCTTCCACCTGAAAGAATTCGTGCAGATCCGCCATAGAGAGTTCGTCGAACTCTCTAGGTGTCCAGTGAAAGCGCTCGATGAGCGTCCAGCGCACCAGCTCGAAGGGTGCCGTGTCACCGCGCGAAACGTGCCAGAAAACACGCTTGCTGAGATCTACTCTGCTAAAGGGTTGACCGCCTTGGCATAGAAGGCCGCCACAAATTTCTTGTATTCACGCAGCGACATCTTCTCGAACATGGCAGGCTCAATTCCTGCAACGCGTGCCACCAGCGCATCCTCAGTTTCCTGCGTCGCACCCGGCTTGAAGAGGCTCCGGTATTCGGCCACCTCGATCTTGTCCAGATCAAAGGTGATCTCCGTGCCATCCTTCAAAACGAAATCAGGCTTGATTTCGTCAACTTTTTCAATTTCCTTGATAGGTCGCTTTTCGCTCATCGCGCGCTACTCCTTATACCGATGATGGGAACACAGTCCGCGTGTGCAGCGCGTTCTGGCGGAATGTGGCCGTGACAGTGACAATGTCATTGTAGGGCTGTTCGATGGAGAAACCGCCGAATACTGCCGGGATTAACCAGCACGGCAGACCGTCATCATTGCCCTGCGGGCCATAGATCAGGGTCCCCTCCTCATCATCCGGGATTGCATCGATGATGGGGTCGTCTTCCTGCATCACGAACACCAGGGGGATATCCTGGCCCCGCTGAATGCCGGGCAGGACTTCCTCAAAAGTGTCCGCTCCGGCGCTGGCGTCGATCCAGTCCTTTGAGCGCGGCAGGGAAAACGTACGAAAATCGTCGGTCAGGACAGTCTCGGGATCCACCCCGTTGTCCCATGCGAGGTACAGTTCAGAACCTCTAAATGCTGGCATAGTAAGCCTCCTCGTCTGTCTCGATTCGATAGATTCCGCCCACCATCCAGATCGTCTGCTTGTTGGGGGCGGTCTCAGATAATTTGATGTTTTGCTCGCGGGCCACCCAGTAGTTGGCTAGGCCTGCGATATCCAGTTTTTGCTTATCCAGCAGCACATCGAAGGCGTCAAAGATCTCCGCCGCTTGTGCCGCTGATTGATTGGAGTAAGCCTTCACCGTCCACAGGTTGCCCTCGATCGGTGAAGGATTGATCAGCAAGGGCCCGCCGCCCTGGTGCTGAAAGACCACATAGGGCATCGTAGCGCCCTCGGCGGCCTGTGTGTCATAGATGGCGGGCTCATCTGTCGTTCCGGGAACGAGTTCCAGCAAGTCGGTCAGATCGCTGGAGCCTGCCAGCAACTCTTTCAGTGTTGCAGGAGTGGCGCTCATTGTGCTCATGGTCGTGGAAACCTCCGCCAGCGTGCGTTCCAATCCCGCCGGTATTTTTCCACCGCCGGAACCATGAAAGGCCGCTGGCTGACCCGGATCATCTGGAAGCGGCCAAACACCATCTGATGAAAACCCAGCTCCCAGTAGATGCCATACTCGACACTATCCGTCACCTGCGCATGCAGGGGATTGATCGGTCGAACATGGATACCGCCCATCAGCGCGCCGGTATCGATCAGGTCCTGGGCCTGGATATTGGCCTTGGTCTGTACCTCCACCTGGTTGGCGAACTGAGCCACGATCTCCTCTGCCTCAGCGTGCTTCGTGGCGATCATCTGGTCCAGCACCCGCGTATCCAAACGCACTACCTGTCTCATAGCGTCACCATCTCCAGCTCAACCCGTTTGCAGGTCGCCCAGCTCTTCTCCACGGATAGACCGGTCACGTTATAGGTCTCTCCCTCATAGGAGATCCGGTTGGCCGTGTTGATCTCCGTGTCGATCGCCAGGGTCAGGATCGTTTTCTGGAAGGGCTGGACGGCCTGGCCAGGGGTATCTTCCACGCCTTTGATCACCGTCAGGCGGCAGGGTACATCTTCGTCCACCGCCTCCCAGCTCTCCACGAACCCGCCTGCTCCGTCAGATACCCGTGTGATTTCCAGGATATCGCACAGATCCGGCAGGGTCCCCTCCTGCGTTTCCTGCATGCTCAGCAGCTCGTTGGCAGGTATCAGCGGGCTCATACGCTCTCTTCCTCAACTGCCAGCGTTCCACTGGACAGCTTCGGCTCAGGCCGCAGCGTGATCGTCTTGATGCTCCGCCTGGAGCTGAAATAGCGGGCCTGCTTTTGGGCCTGCTCGAAGGCCTGCGAGCGGTGGTACGAGGCCCCGTCTGCGCTGAAGTCATAAGCGCTGGCCATTGCCCCGGCTTTCTCGCTCCAGATAGCCGATGCAGCTGCGTTGAGATCGTAGGTGGGCGTCCAGCTGTCGTTTTCCTCCAGCACGCCATCGTCATCGATATAGGGCGCTTCCCCCACTGCATCTACCAGCGGGTAGCGCTCGATATACTCCTGCAGAACTGCATCCGAGTAGTTGTCATAAGTGGGCTCCCCCACCTTGCGCCTTAGCTCTGCGATTTGATCAGCCGTTGCTGTCATCTGACCTCCGATTTCTAAAATTCAGTCGTTGAATTTTAGATTTTTTCTTGCCGCACAAAGACCCGCTTGATCGTTGTGGGTGGCAGCGGCGGGCATTTGTCACCGGTGGACATCTCCACCTGCCGCCAGCCTAATCCCTCGAAGACCTGTTGATAATCCCGACGCCAGGCGTGGATCGTCTCCTTGCGAGACACCTCGCCCTCATTGGTCAGGATCAGCTGGCGGGCTTTACGGCTGATTTCGACCAGCACCCAATCCAGCTCAGGAGGTAGATGCATGAGCAGGCCGGATGAAAAGATCACGCTGACAGGCTTTAAGGTTTTGATCGCCTCTTCCACCGGCGCATGGATCACCTCAATCTCGGCATACTCAGGGAACCGTGCCCGCCCGACTGCGATGGCTCGCTCGCTGATTTCGATTCCTTTCACGTTCCTGAAGCCAGCTCTCTTGAGCGCCACCAGATTTCGCCCGGTCCCGCAACCAATCTCCAGAATGCCCCATGATTTTTTCGCGTATTTTTCCATCGCGTTAACGATCATGGCGGAGATATTGTGCAGATCCAGATAAAATTCCGGTCGGCAGGGCGGGAATGAGTCTGCCCATTCACCGATGGTCGGATCTCGCCAAAATTTCAAACGGTCGAAGCTCATAGTTACCTCCTACTTCAAATTTTCTGACCTGATTGTTTTTGTTGGATCCGGCCACAAGATCTGATCCCCGTTGATATGCCCGCAGATCAGGCCACAGTCATGCGCCTGGCGAAAGCCCTTTTCCTGGCAGGCTTTGGCAAAATGCCAGTCATGCGCTGCGCCCGGCTTGATTTCAAAGTTGAGGGCTTCCAGGACCTTTCTGTGGATCAGTGTGCAACCGGTGCCAATGCCTACGCTCTCGACGACGTTGCCCCAGGCAGCCCGGCGGAATTCAGGATCCCGGCTGGCCTGGTGGCGCGGCACCGGTCCGTCCGTGTACAGATACCAGTTCTTGTTATGCCGTGATACATACAACCCATAGGCCACATCTGCATCCACAGACGTTAGCCTGTGCAGTGTGTCCGCCGGGAGAACCATGTCCGCCTCAACCGTCAGGAGAGCATCGTACCCACCCTGCAAGACCAGCTCCCGCGCCTGGTTGTATTTCCTGGCGATATCCCCGTGCTTGTCATCGATCGTCTCGGGTTGTGATTGATCGTTCTTCCCGAAAACAATCTCATGCGGAATGCACCAGTCCAACCCCAGGATGCTTTGCAGTGTCTGTGGGTGTACCTTCAGCTCGCCGGGGAACATCGGGCAGTAAATCAGGACCTTCAGGTCCTTGACAGGCTGCCTGAGCGCTACTTTAGCCACTTTGACCGCATGCTGTGCTCTGCGAGATGGTGTCACCCTACGTGCAGGACGTTCCACTTTTGCTTTCTGCGGTCTTGGTTTGGTGTCGATCGCCCTGCGTGTTGGCCTGGCAGGCCTGGCAGGTCTTTCTACCTTAACTTTCTGTGGCATATGACTCTCCAGCTTTCCCACGAACCCGGGACCATCGAACGGTTTCCCGATCATACGCTCACGCCATTCTGCTATGTCCGCATCGCTCCGCGTGACGCGCTCGACCATCTCCGCTGTGTCGCCCTTCAGGATATCCAATGGATAGACCATCAGATCAGCGTACTTTTCCCAATTCGCGACATAGTAAAACCGATCCGGTGAGTTCCCGCTGCGTGGCGGTACGTCCTCTCCCATCATCAGCGTCGGTCTGCCCCTGGCGACTGCCAGATAGGCAAAGGTCTGGTGGCTGACCACCAGGTCCGCACGGTCAATCTCTTCAGTTGACCCATCCGGTACTGCCTGGATATATTGAACGCCGCTGGCCATAGCTAATCCCTGGGCTTCCAGATTACGGATATAGCGGACGGTCAGCTCGGCGCCGGTTTCCAGGCAGTATTCTCGCAGCTTTTCAAAAGCGCGCCGGTTGATATCCCGGTCCACGTCGCACAGCCATCCGTTCGTGTTGGGATGGATGGGACCGAACAGGACCTTGCGCACTTTTTCCACCTTGTGGAAGGGCAGGATCTCACAAAACGGCCAGCCGGTCACTTCCAGCGGAAGCTGGTAACCGTACCGGCGCATCACTTCCACATGCCCGTCTGCGATGACAAACGTACAGACAGTATGCGGCCAGATCTTGTAGATCCCATCCCAAAACACCGTCGGTCGGGCTGCGTGGGGGATCATGAACACAGGCACATTACGCCTTCGAAGAGGCTCCAGTTTCGGCAGGTGCTTGACGCCCCCTGCCCCCACATCATGGTCCAGGATGGCAAATTTCAAGCGCGGATCAATTCTCAGCGTCTTTTCATAGCCAGCCTCTTCCAGAGCCTGAACGAAGGCGCGCTCCTTGTTCTGGTGGGCCTTATAAAGAAACAGACCGTGCGGCTGAGTCATCGTTTAGACCGAGAATGACGCAGCCAGGACGGAGAACGGGAAGCGGGTATTCGCATCCGCGTTCATCCGGTTGATCGGATTGGCTACCTCCCAGCCCATGCGGAAGGTCACGCGCAGCGCCACCATATCCTGCTGGGCCAGGTTGTAAACAATCGAGCCATCCGTCGGGTCAGTGATCACAGCTTCGGTCAGGACCTTATAGGACACATCCTTGCGGATGGCATATACAGCCTTGCTCCAGTCGCCGCAGATCAAAAGGGACTGGTCTGGATCGATCGCTCCGTTGAGTGGGAAGAAGATGGGTTGCCCGTCCAGCTCATAGCGTGTGGCGGGTGGCATGCCCACCAGCGCCTGGCGGAACATCGGAGCCCCGTCCGCGCCAGCTCGCAAGCCGCGCAGGCGTCCGCGCATGGACACCGCTCCCACAAATCCATTGGGGAAGTAGCCGTCCAACTCGACATGCCCGATCAGGCCGGGGGTAGTCTCATCGCCGCCCATGATATCGTCGTACAGGTCCCCAATATCACCCAGGGCAACGAAGTTTCCAGCCGCAACCGCAGCCGGGACGATCCCATCCGGCCAGTTGGCCGGGGCGCCGGTTGTGTAATACACCGCCCCATCCACCAATGCGCCGATGGCCTCCACGATATGCGGGCGGATCTCCGCCCAGATATCATAGCCAGCGTCATCCAGCGTGCTCTCCGGAATGGGAACGATGCAGGCGATTTCCTCGGCGTAGATGTATTTCTTTTCCCACTCCGCCTTGGCGGTTTGCTTGTAGCTGGTATTACCCAGCTCATCATCCGCCGATCCTGGCGCTTCATCGACGAAGTATGCCAGAGGCAGGGCGGACATTACAGGCATCCGGCGGGTGCCGGTGGCCATGTCCTGCAGGCGGCGGGCCAGTCTCATAAAAGACGAGCCCTCCGGTACATGCTGCAGGATTTCACGCGTAGCTTCCTCAGGGATGAGGGCTTCAGCGTCCGTTCGTTCGATCATATCGTTGTAACCCATGAGATTATCTCCCTATCATTTATGGTTTTCTACCCGACGCCACTCGGATAAAATCGTTCATGGAGTGGGCCGGTTTCTTGTTGTCGTTCGTCCCGCTTCCGGCATTCCCGGAACCGACTTTCGACTTCCCGCCGAATAATTCGGGATACGAGGTTTTTAGACCCTCGAAATCCGGGTTGCCCTTGCGGTCGAACAGGTTGTCGGCTGTAGCGACCATATAGGCCAGCTTCAGGTTAGTGACACCAGCCGTATGGGCGGCTTCGTAAAAATCGGCTTTGCGGTCGGCCTCGGTGATCTGGTCCGCCATCTGGGTGAGCTGCTTTTGCGCCTCGCTGCCCGATTCGGCCTTCCCGGCCATCTCGCGCAGGTCCCTCTCCAGCTTTTTGCGGCTCTCCCGCTCGCTGTCGAGGGCGCTCTTCAGTCCCCTGGTATGACCATCCAGCAGACTCTTGACGTTTTCAGGCTGCTCTGTAAGCCACGCATCAAACGTCACGGTCTTATCGTCCTGGCCGCCATCATCTCCATCATCCTGGGCTCCGCCTCCCGCATTGCCCTTGTCAGCATCAAAATTGGGTCTTCCAAATTTCCACAGCATCTCGCTATCTCCTTCCGGCCTCTCGCCGGTTATGGGACTAATTTATTCAGCGGCGTGACCACCAGGGCGCCTCCCCAGGTTTCGTCATAACGCCGCGTAACCAACTCGGTTAACGTAAATTGACCTTCCTGCCAAGCCTCATAATGTCCCTGGCCCAGAATGGTCTCCTGAACTGCGGGGGTCTGGCTCTCAAACCACTCCGCTCCACTGGTCCAGGTCACTTCCTCCAGCCCGCTGACCACCGGCACCATCGTACAGCGTCCCTGGGGATGCTCCTCGAAGGGCTGTGTTAGCGGGTAGATCGTTCCGTCATCGGCCATCAGGCAGGCCGCGCATACCCGCTCATCCCGGGCCGAGATGCGCTTGTAGCCCTCCACCACCCCGCTGCTCTCATACTGCATGCGGCTGGTCTCCCGGTACACCCGCAGCTGCTCCGTGCGGGCCACGTTCAGGGCCTGGTTCAGTCCCAGTCCCAGCCCGTCCCGCATGGCCTGGGCCGTCACGCGCGGGTTCTTGCCCCGTGCGATCCCATCAATCAGCGCCTTGGTCATCCCTTCAGCTGCGTTCGGGTAGACCTGCTTCAGATAGGTTTTTAAGGTTGATCCATCCCCGGCCAGGCCCACCATGGCTTCCACAGCGGAGACCGGCAGCACATCGAACGATGCTCCCACCAATCCGGCAGCCTGGTAGCTGACCTGGATGGCCTCCGCTGCATGCTGGATTGCCAGCTGTGTCAGCTCAGCTTGCCCGCTGGTGATCAGGTCGGAGGCGTACTCCACATATTTGGAGATCTCCACCCGCGTCTGCGCCAGCAGAGAGCGGTAGCGCTGCAAGCGCAGGATCTTGGCCTGAGACACGCTCTGCCCGGCCTCGATCATGGCCTGGATCTCCAGCGTCAGGGCGCTGATATGCCCCTCTAAAGCCGCCTCGATCTCCAGCCAGGCCTTGGCCATCCCGCGCATTTGGGCCCGCTCGCGCAGCAGCAACGCGGCCTTATGTTTGCGGATGACCTGAACCACTTCCGGATCGTTGGAGGGCGGCAGGGGGAAGGTCATGCATCACCTCCCCGCCGGTCAAATTCGCGCTCCGCATCTAGCAGCGCCTTCGCCAGAGTCGTCTGGCGGCGTTTGGCCTCATCCTCCTGGTCCTTCAGCATCACCTGGATCTGCTCTTCGGTCCAGCCCTCCTCCCGCAAAGCGGTCACCAGTGGCATGCCAGCCCGCACGTTATAGTCGCGGGTCTCAGCCCGAGTGCGCGGCTGGATGGTCTCAGGATTGTCAAAAATTGGCTGGATATCCCTTGGATCGACCTGCTTGCCCTTGATGGCGAACATGAAGGCAATCAGGCGCTGCCATTCCGGATAATAACGATCGATGCGATCCCAGGCCTTTTTGACCAGCGGTGATTCCATCGCAATCAGGGCTTCACCGCTCAGATTGGAGCCGATTGAAAAAAAGTAGTGCTTGGGAGTGCGGGTGATCGAGCTGACCGCCGTGGCCATCGAATCAATGGCCTTCAAATAATTTTCCAGTTGTGCAGCTGCAAACTGACCCGCCTGGGTCTGCTGGCCCATGCCGTCACCGGCGGGCAGGTCCCACACCTCGTTCGGCGCGTTCTTCAGCTTGCCCAGCGTCTCTGCATTGGAGATCACATACCGCTGTGGGAAGGCTGCATATTCAGCCGTAACCATCATGTCGGTCATCAATTTATTGATCCCATTCTGGATCGGGATGACGTTTATCAGGTCAGAGATGGTCTTGCGCTGCCTGGATCGAAAATGGAATACCGGGATAATACCGTAGGGGTTACCGCTCGATTCATCCCCGAATGGCTGGAAGGATTTATCGGTTAGTACATCAGAGGCTTTATTCTTGGAGATGTAATATTCCAGGCGGTCCGGGTAATACAGGGTCAGGCGGGTATACTCATCCTCCGTCACCCACCACTTGGCTGCGAAGCTCTTCTGGCGCGGGTACTCGTTGTCATAGAACACATGGACATTGCGTGGGTCGTTGTAATAGGCATCCGGCTGGCCGTCATCTCCTGGCCATGCGATCATAAAGGCCTCTCCCGCTACCATGGCCGCCTCGTGCACCTCATCGCTCTCCAGGCCCAGCTCCGAATGCTGGTACATTTCCCCCATCTCCGCCTGCAGGCCCTTATCTTTTGTGATGATCTCGCGCAGATTGATGCGGTCCTTGGTCGAATCGATCACCACCGAGCACCAGTTTTCAGCGAAATAGGCGTCTAAGGCCTGGAAGATCTCCTCCAGGCGCTTGCTGGCATACACCAGCGGCTGGTCGCCGTCATAGTAACGGAACAGCTTGTCGTAATACAATCGCTTGGCCTGCAATGCGTCTAATGCTCGCTTAAGATCGCTCATATCTCACCAGTAGGTCGGGATGATTAATTTTGCATCGTGTTTGTAGCCGCCGGAGGTGGTCACCAGAATAAATACCTGGTGATTGCCTATAGCGGATAGCGGGCCAAAATCAAACAGAACCCGTGTATCCACAACGGTCGCTGTGATCGTCGAGGCCGTTCCGCTTGGAGGCGTATGCGTGATGGCTGCGCCGGAAATGGTCTCCAGATCCGTCAGTTCATTAGCAAAATCCACCGAATAGGATTTGATCTCCCGGGTGCTTTGCTCATCCTCGACTCGAATGCTAGTTGCCATCGGTCCTCCGCACTGGCAGGGTAATATCCCTGTCGGCTTCCTCCACGATAAATGATCTGTTCGGCGCAGGATAACTAAAGCTGCGCCTGCCTGCCGGGTAAACGAAATTCAAATGGGTTTCCATATCACCGATTACCAGCACCGGCATGCCCAGCACCGGCGTTCCCGCTATCAAACCTTCGCCTGTCAGGACATGCACCTGGACCACCACAGGGGAGCCCAGCAGGGGTGAGGCGGTTGTTACGCCCCCAGTCGTCAGGATATGTGCCTGTCCGATCGCCGGTGATCCCAGCACAGGTGCTCCGCTGGTGAGCCCATTCGCCGTCAGGTTGTCAACGTTCTCCAGCTCCTCATGCAGCTCCGGTGTGCCCAGGACCGGGACCCCGCTGGTGAGCCCATCCGCCTCCAGCTCATGGGTCTGGCTGATGACCGGGCTGCCGAACACTGGCGTTCCGCTGATAATTCCCGCTGTCCCGAGCTCGTGGGTCTGGCTGATGACCGGGCTGCCCATGATCGGCGCTGCGGTCGTAACTCCCTCGGCTGCTAGATCATGTTCCTGCTCCAAGACCGGACTTCCCAGCGTGGGGGCCGCAGTTGCCAACCCGCTTGCTGCCAGCTCATGTTCCTGCTCGATGGCAGGGCTGCCCAATGTTGGAGTCGCAGTTGCCAACCCGCTGGCTGTTAATTCGTGCTCCTGACCAATAACCGGGCTGCCCAGCGTGGGGGCCGCAGTTGCCAACCCGCTTGCTGCCAGCTCATGTCCCTGCTCAATAACCGGGCTGCCCAATGTCGGTGTTCCGGTCGTTATTCCCAGCGCCGTCAGATCGTCTGTGCCGCCCACCTCCTCCAGAATGGGAGTTCCCAGGGTCGGGTTTCCAGTCGCCAGCCCGCTCGCTGTCAGCTCATGTTCCTGCCCGATCAGCGGAGCTCCAAGCGTGGGTGTACTAGTGGACAGTCCGCTCGCTGTTAATTCATGCTCCTGACCTATAGCTGGTGTGCCAAGTGTGGGTGTACCGGTTACCAGTCCGACCGCTGTCAGCTCATCCGGAACGGCCTTGTTAATCGTGATCGTCGGCGTGTTTGTCCAGGCGTTCAGCCCGCTCATGCGCAATTGCAGGCTGTCCTCATCCGCTACATCAGTCCCCACAATTTGCAGACAGTATTCGTACTCGGTGTGCGTGTTGTTGATGGTGGTGTCTGTAACCGTGTTTTCAACACCGTCACCTGCCGCAAATGTTTTCGAGCTGCCTGAGATAATATCCGTGGTTGCATCTAGATCTGCGTAATAGCTGGTCAATGAATACCTGACCACGGATGATGCGTTACTAACTGGTGTCCATGTGCCGCTGTTGAGAGAGTATTCCAGCGCACCTACTGTTGCGTTACGGGAGTTTTGCTCCTCTGTTTCGATGCGTAAGCGGAAGTTAATGTCAACGTCCTGCGTCCAGTTCGTGTTCAGGGCATGCGTGAACGTGGTAGAGTTCAGCGTTTGGTCATCGTCACGCCCTCGGAAATTGGTCTGGACGGAGTACTTTACGGTCAC